TATCAACGGAGTTTATACATACTCATGGGATAAAGCAAGATGGGACAGATTAAGAAACGAAGGTTGGATCGACGTATGGAGACATAGAAATAGAACTACTATAATGTACTCTGTATTTAAAACTTCGTGGAAATGCTCTCAAATGATAAGTAGGATATATAGAATCCTATTAGGTGAGGAAGACTTACCCACTTCAGAACGAAGTGTATTTTATAAAAACAAATCATATACAGATAAAGTTTACAATAAAGCTATAGATGATATGATAAAAGATAAAGATAGATAATGGGATTTAAACTAGGTGCAAATAGAGGTAATTATGCTGTCGGCGGTGAAATCAAAACAAAAATGCGTTTTGGTAAACAAGCTGGAGATATAGGCTCTGTACCTGGTACACCTGTTATTAGAGTGCCATTAGACGAGGGAGTAATGGGAGAAGCTAATATGGATGGTAGTATATATATCAACGAAAACATAGTACCTGGTAGCTCTCAAGATAGACAAACTATTAATCACGAAATGAGACATGCAACTGACATGAGAATAGGTAAACTTGCTTATGATGATGACAGCGTAACATATAACGGCGAGAAATTTCCTAGAATGGATATTAACGGAGTAGACTCTATATTGGTAGATGGCGAATGGAGAGAAGCAGGTGATCATGATTTTCCATGGGAAGATGATGCAAATAACGGAAACAAATAAATAAAATATGGCTATATTAACAACAATAGGAGGCGTACCCTTATTTACAACAGTACAAGAAGCTTTAAGCTGGGCAGCTGGAAACAATTGCACTGGTTATCACACTCACAACCATCAAGGGCAAACTGGATTTATGGGTTGCTCTGGTCACTTACAAGCAACTGGTTTACCAGCAAATTCAAATGCCCCTGCGCAAGCTTCACCACCACAAGCATCTCCACCACAAAGTAGTTCTAGTGGCGGAAGCGGAAGCGGAGGAGGAGGATATTAAAAATTAAATTATGTTAGGAAAATTATTTTCAGGTGGAGCAGCTGATCTTGTAAAAGGAGTAGGTGGGGTTATAGATAACTTACACACGTCTGGAGAAGAAAAGCTTGAAGCAGAAAGAAAAATAAAAGAATTAATTGCTAACTATGAGATGGAGATGGAGAAAAATATCACAAGTAGATGGGAGGCAGATTTAAAATCAGATTCATGGTTAAGTAAAAACGTTAGACCATTAGTGTTGATTTTTTTAATAATATGTACTATGTTGTTAATATTCATAGACGCAGGTACAATTAAATTTGAAGTCAAGTCATCTTGGGTTGACTTACTACAACTAGTATTAATAACTGTGATCGGTGCTTATTTTGGAGGCCGATCATTTGAAAAAGTAAAAAAATAAAATTATGGGAATAAATTCAACGGAAGTATCTTTCGGTTTTGGGCAAATGGGTAGTGCTTATTTAGATGATACCGGTGCGTACACACCACCAACGGGAAAAATTATAGTAGCTATAACAATTGTAAAGACAGACACACAATTTGCATTACTAACTCCAGATACCTCTGCATATTTAGATGGGACAACTGGTGCAGCTTTAAAAGGAGCTAGTGCTTACATAGGTTCAACTACAGTTGCTCAAAACGGTGCTAATGCAGAGGTAATAGCTGCAACAGATCCATTTCCTGCTGGGATAACGATATACGGTAGATGGACAGCAGTTACTCTAACAGCTGGAACTGTAATAATGTACATGGCAGACGTTGTATAATGTTAGGATTAACAAATAGTATAATAGGTGGAGCTGCTCTTGGAACGCCGGCTTTAACACCATCAGATATATCTGGGTTAGATGTTTGGCTTCAAGTCAATAAGGGCATAGCTGGCGCTAGTAATACTTCTGATGATGGTAATATGGTTGATGGCGAGCAAATAGTTTCTTGGGCAGATCAATCTGGCAACAGTAACCACGCGAGCGATATCAACAGTGCTGCGCAACGTCCAGTCTGGGAAACTGATGCAGCTGATTTTGGAGGAGCTAAATTCGATGGTACTGATGATGGTATGGATTTTAACTCTGATATTACTATAACAGCAAATCAAGACTTTACTATTATGATAAGAGCAAAAGTAACAGACCTTACAACTAACTCGGCTCTATATGGTAACAACTCTCAAAACGTGTTAAAAATTAGTGGTGCTAATACTGGTAAACAATTGACCACTCTTATAGGTGGATCTGGTGGTAAGCATTTTACTGAAGCTAGTGATACACTGCTCAACAACAAGTATTACATTGTTACATTAACTAGAAGTAATGGATCTGATGGAGACTTAAACTTAAGGGTTCACGGAGACGCTTTTACAGATAAAGATTGGGGTAGTGGCGCGGGTAACCAAGACTCAGACGCATTTACTATAGATCATTTAGCTGTTCACTCAGGTAACTCTTTATCAATGGAAGGCGTTATAAAAGACTTTTTAGTTTGGAAAGGGACAGCATTAAGCGATAGCGAAAGAGCAGATATGTACACTTATATATTGGCACAAGATTATTAAAATAAAATTAACTTAAATTAAATTAAAAATGGCAACAACAAAAGTAAAAGGAACGAGTAGAAAAATTAAAGAACTTAAAGGTATTAAACCTGAAAAGATAACTAGTGAGCAGTTAACAAACGTTCAAAACACAGTAAACAATATAAACAGAGCGCAATTAGAAATAGGTTCTATAGAGGTTAAAAAGCACGAGATGATGCATAATATTGCGGGTCTAAGAGAAGAGCTAAACGTATTGCAACAAGAATTTGAAAAAGAATACGGTACGTTTGATATTAACATTCAAGATGGTACAATAAACTACAAAAAAGAAAATGGCAAAGTTAATTCGTAAGATATCTGTAGGTAAAGATTACAAGAATGACGCTATGCATTACGCTGTAGGTCAAGAAGTTTATGGTGGACATATTATTTGTGATATATTAGAAGAAGATGATAAGTATTCTATTTATATTAAGAAAAATAAAGATGTTTTACCATGGAAAGACTTTAATAAAAATATGGCTGTGTCAGTAGAATATAATTTACAATACTAATGAAAAGCGTTTACAACTTTGTTGTAACGCCAAAAGGAAATAGATATAATAATATTAAAAAGGTTGGAGATTCAGAATTAATTGTTAATACTGAAATATTTAATCACCAACACGTAAATAGAGAAGCTATCGTTATATCAACACCTTTGATTGGTATTACAGACATAACACCTGGAGATACGTTAATAGTACATCACAACGTGTTTAGAAGATGGCACGATGTAAAAGGTGTAGAAAGAAATAGTAGAGCTTATTTTGATGAATCTACTTATTTAATAAACCACGATCAAATCTTTTTGTATAAAAAAGACAAAGAGTGGATAGCTCCAAAAGGTTATTGCTTTATAAAACCTTTGAAAGCAATAGATCAATTTAATATTGAATCTGAAAAACCACTTCAGGGTATTGTCAAATATTCAGACGGTACGGTAGAAGTTAACAGGCTAGTTGGTTTTACACCAAATAGTCAATATGAGTTTGTCGTTGATGGCGAGAGACTATATCGAGTTTTATCTAATTTTATTACAATCAAATATGAATATCAAGGAAACGAAGAGGAATATAATCCAAGCTGGGCAAAAAGCAGTAGATGAGTTGATTAAAGTTGCTAAAGAACCTATTGTAGATTCAGACGATGATATATCAGCAGATAGACTTAAGAACGCCGCGGCTACTAAAAAACTAGCTATATTCGATGCGTTTGAAATACTTAACAGAATCCAAGAAGAAGAAAACTTACTTGAAGGCAAAGAAAAAGAAGAAGTAAAAGATAAAGTTTTTAAAGGGTTCGCAGAAGGAAGATCTAAATAATGTACGAGCAGAGTTTAGTTAAAACAGTTGAGCCTATTAAAAAGACCACTATAAGTAGACTTAATAAGGGCAAAAAGTGGAAGTACGGTTACAACAAGGAACACGACGTAATCGTGTTGTCTCATACTGGTATGATTGGTGAAATTGTAGAAATACAAAATTTAACCATTGCACTGCCTAAAGAGCCTAAAAATGTATATAGTAATAGCAAAAACAAATGGGTTAAGTTTGATCAGCCTAAAGATTTAGAACGCTTAAAAAATATATTTGATTGGAGAAGCTACCCAGAAGATAAAAAGGAACAGTGGTTTGATTATATAGACGAGGAGTTTAAAAGAAGAGAAGAAGGATTTTGGTTTACTAACAACGGTAAGTCAACTTGGATAACAGGTACTCACTACATGTATCTTCAATGGAGTAAAATAGATGTTGGTGCCCCGGACTTTAGAGAAGCAAATAGATTATTTTACATATTTTGGGAAGCATGTAAAGCGGATAAAAGATGTTACGGTATATGTTATCTAAAGAACAGAAGATCAGGGTTTTCGTTTATGTCATCTGCAGAAACAGTTAATTTAGCCACTCTTGCAAGTGATAGTAGATATGGTATACTATCTAAATCAGGTGCTGACGCTAAAAAAATGTTTACAGATAAAGTAGTGCCTATTAGTATAAACTATCCTTTTTTCTTTAAACCCGTTCAAGATGGTATGGATCGACCAAAGTCAGAGTTGGCGTATAGAGTGCCAGCTAGTAAATTCACAAGAAAAAAAATTACAGCTAACGAAAAGCTAGAAGATATACAAGGGTTGGACACAACTATTGACTGGAAAAATACAGGTGACAACAGCTATGACGGTGAAAAATTAGCATTACTAGTTCATGATGAATCTGGTAAATGGGAAAAGCCTGATAACATACTAAACAACTGGAGAGTTACAAAAACGTGTTTAAGATTAGGTAGTAGAATAGTTGGTAAGTGTATGATGGGATCAACATCAAACGCTTTAGATAAAGGAGGTGATAACTTTAAAAAATTATACAATGCATCAGATGTCACTAAAAGAAATAGAAACGGTCAGACAAAGTCTGGTTTATACTCTTTGTTCATCCCAATGGAATGGAACTACGAAGGATTTATTGATGAGTACGGAGTTCCAGTTTTCACTACTCCTGATATCGATGTCTTCGCCCCAGACGGTGAATTAATAGACGTAGGCGTAGTAGATAATTGGCAAAACGAAGCAGACGGTTTGAAAGATGATCAAGATGCTTTAAATGAATTTTACCGTCAATTTCCTAGAACCGAAGAGCACGCGTTTAGAGATGAAACAAAAAATAGTATTTTTAATCTTATCAAAATATACGAGCAGATAGATTATAACGAAGAAATGTCTAGAACTTTGGGAATTACAACTGGTAATTTTCAATGGGTAAACGGCGTTAAAGATTCACAAGTGATATTCTACCCAGATCCAAAAGGTAGATTTAAAGTTAGCTGGGTTCCACCTCAACAATTGCAAAATAGAGTGGTATTAAAAAACGGTATTAAATATCCTGGTAATGAACACATGGGAGCATTTGGTTGTGACTCTTATGATATATCAGGAACTGTAGATGGAGAAGGTTCTAAAGGAGCATTACACGGCTTAACCAGGTTTAGTATGGAGGACGCTCCTGCGAATAGCTTCTTTTTAGAATACTTATCACGACCACCTACAGCTGAAATATTCTTTGAAGATGTATTGATGGCACTAGTGTTTTACGGTATGCCTATACTAGCAGAGAATAACAAACCGCGTCTTTTGTATTATTTAAGACGTAGAGGTTACAGAGGTTTTAGTATGAATCGTCCTGATAAAGTATGGAATAAATTATCTGTAGCAGAAAAAGAAATAGGAGGTATACCTAACTCTTCAGAAGATATAAAACAAGCTCATGCCGCAGCAATTGAAATGTATATTCAAGATCATGTAGGCATGAAACAAGACGGAACGTTTGGAGACTTGTATTTTAATTTATTATTAAACGACTGGAGTAAATTTGATATAAATAAAAGAACAAAGTTTGACGCGTCAATAAGTAGCGGTTTGGCTATAATGGCAAATAATAGACATTTATACGCACCAAACGTTAAGGTTGAAAAACCTAAAATAAACATAAATATTTCTAAGTATAGTAATACTGGAACTAATTCACAAATAATTAAATAATAAATATGGCAGAGTCTGGCATTAAAAGTTATTTCCCGAGTCAAACTGTAAGCGATGCTGAGAAGATTAGTTACGATTATGGTTTAAAAGTAGCAAAAGCTATTGAAACTGAGTGGTTCAACAACGATAGAAGTCTTAACAGATACAGATCTAATCAAAATCAATTTCACAATTTAAGGTTGTACGCTAGAGGCGAGCAACCTATTCAAAAATATAAGGATGAGTTGTCAATAAATGGTGATTTGTCCTATCTTAATTTAGATTGGAAGCCTGTTCCAATTATATCTAAATTTGTAGATATCGTAGTTAATGGTATTTCAGAAAGAACATATGATATAAAGGCATATTCACAAGATCCATTTGGTGTTGAAAAAAGAACTGAATATATGGAGTCTATTATAAGTGATATGCAAACTAAAGATTTTAAAGATGCTGTTATGAAAGATCTTAATATAAATCTTTATAAAAACAAAAAAGAAGATTTACCAGAGTCACAGGAAGAGTTAGATTTACATATGCAACTGGAGTATAAACAAGCTGTAGAGATGGCTGAAGAACAGGCTTTAAAAGTTTTGTTTGAAGGTAATAATTATGAGCTAACAAAGAAAAGATTTTACTATGATTTAACAGTACTAGGCATAGGTGCAGTTAAAACTTCATTTAATACTTCAGAGGGTGTTGTTATAGATTATGTTGACCCAGCTAATTTAGTTTATTCTTACACAGATTCCCCTTATTTTGATGATATATATTACGTTGGAGAAGTTAAAACTATACCGGTAAATGAACTTGCAAAACAATTTCCACATTTGACAGAAAGTGATCTTGAAGATATAATGAAAAACAAGTCTTATAACCAAAATAATTATAACACTAGACACTCAGTAGATAAAGAAGATAACAATACTGTTCAAGTTTTATACTTTAATTATAAGACGTATATGAACGAAGTGTATAAAGTAAAAGAAACTGGAACTGGTGCTGAAAAAATTATACCTAAAGATGATTCGTTTAATCCACCTGAAAATATGCAAGGTGGATACATGAGAATGTTGAGATCTATTGAGTGCTTGTATGACGGCGCTATGATTCTCGGTACTAATAAATTACTTAAATGGGAAATGGCTAAAAACATGATGCGTCCCAAAAGTGATTTTACTAAAGTAAAAATGAATTACGCTATAGTAGCTCCTAGAATGTACGATGGTAAGATTGACTCATTGGTAAGACGTATAACTGGTTTTGCTGACATGATTCAACTAACTCATTTAAAACTACAGCAAATAATGGCTAGAATGGTACCAGATGGCGTTTATTTAGACGCGGATGGTTTAGCAGAGGTTGATTTAGGTAATGGTACAAACTATAGTCCACAAGAGGCTCTAAACATGTTTTTCCAAACTGGGTCTGTAATTGGTAGATCATTTACTTCAGAAGGCGATATGAATCCCGGTAAAGTTCCTATTCAAGAAATAACATCTGGTAGTGGCGGAAATAAAATACAAGCTCTTATTGGTAATTACAATTATTACTTGCAAATGATAAGAGACGTAACTGGATTAAACGAAGCTAGAGATGGTAGTATGCCAGATAAAAACGCTTTAGTAGGAGTGCAAAAACTTGCAGCAGCAAATTCTAATACTGCAACAAGACACATATTGCAATCTGGGTTATTTCTAACTGCTGAAATAGCAGAGTGCTTGTCTCTTAGAATATCAGATATTATAGAGTACTCTCCAACTAAAGATGCCTTTATCCAAGCTATAGGTGCGCACAACGTGGCTACGTTACAAGAAATGTCTAGTTTACATTTATATGATTTTGGAATATTCTTAGAATTATCTCCAGATGAAGAAGAAAGAGCTATACTTGAAAACAACATTCAAATGGCTTTGCAACAAAAAAATATAGAACTAGAAGATGCTATTGATCTTAGAGAAATACGCAACGTTAAACTAGCAAATCAAATGCTAAAAATACGTAGAAAAAAGAAGATACAAAAAGATCAACAAATGCAACAGCAAAATATGCAACAACAAGCTCAATTAAACCAACAGTCAACACAAGCTGCAGCTCAAGCTGATGTTCAAAAAAACCAAGCCATAAACGCTAGTAAAGCCGAGTTAATGCAAATGGAAGCTCAGATTGATAGTCAAAAAATGATGCAAGAAGTAGAAATGAAAAAAGAACTAATGGCATTAGAATTCCAATACAACATGCAGTTAAAAGGTATTGAAGTTGAAGGTATGAAAAATAGAGAAAAAGAAAAAGAAGATAGAAAGGACGAAAGAACGAAAATACAAGCTACACAGCAATCAGAAATGATTGACCAAAGAAATAGTGGAAAACCACCTAAAAACTTTGAATCTGCAGGTAATGATATACTAGGCGGGGGATTTGATTTAGGAGCGTTTGAACCTAAATAGATTTATTAATTATTATTATATTATATTATGGAAGAAAAATTAGAAGAAGTAGTTGAAAAGACTACACAAGGCCAACAAGATCCAAGTGATGAAAACGTGGTGAAAGTTGATACAAGTAAATTTGAGTCTGCTAATAACGATAGTGTTATAAAAGTAGATTTAAGTAAACCACCAACACCAGAAGAAAATGAAACTAAAAAAGATAACGCTGACGACAGCGGAGTGGTTACAGAGTCTGAAAATGCCGACACCACGGAAAAACAAGAAGAAGTACAACCGGAAGCAGAAACACAGGAAACTCCAGTATTAGAAGAGATAACTGAAGATTCCACAAGAGAAGGAGTTCAAGCAGAAGAAATAACTGAAGATTCTACAGAAGAAGAAGTTGCTGAGGTTGAAGAGCAGATAAAAGAAGTTGTAGCAGAAGCTGAAGCTACAGGTAAACAATTACCAGAGAATATCCAAA